AAATTATTATTAGAAAAAGAAGGTATTGATGTCAATATGGAAAATAATTGGGGATATACGGCTCTAATAAAAGCATCTTGGCAGGGCCATATAGAAATAGTTCAATTATTATTAGAAAAAGAAGATATTGATGTTAATATACAGGATAATTATGGAATGACGGCGTTAATGTATGCATCTAAAAATGGCCATATTGAAGTAGTTAAATTATTAGAAGATTATCAAAAAATTGATTTATAATTAGTAAATTAACCTGTGTCTAATATATCAGTAACATAACATATTCGAAAAATAATGTACTCATACGACAAATCAATAAATAAAATGGTTGGATTTAAGCCATCAATAAATATATCCCTAATGTATATTAAAAATAATAATATTAATAAGATAGAATTTATCATGCAAAATTTTGATTGGTGGCCAAAACATAAATTAGATAGTATATGTTCCTATACTGAAAATAATGTATGTATCAGCATATCTCATGATACATATTGGATGATAGAAATAGATAATGAAAAAGATTTGGCAATATTTAAAGTAAATCCTTATACTGGATTTGGTAATGAGGATTTGATCCTTAAATTTTCAGAAGATATAAAACCAATATTTATTGATATACTTAATATGTATAACAGTAACAAAATTTAATACTTAATTTATACAATTTATACATAATTGCGTTGTTTACATAATTTAATAATATTTATGACCAGTATATAATGACTCATTTCTATGAAAAGAATATAGTTGAAATTAAGAATGAATATACAGTATTCTTATGTAATATAATTACACCATTGCTATATGAAGGATTAAAGGCTATGTATAATAATGCAGTAAGTACTAGTTTAGAGTTGCAAAGAAATAATACAAAAAATGTAAATATTGCTGGACCTCTAAAAATATTTCAAATGTATCTGAAAAATATACCCAATCTTACAAAAACACAAATAGAAAAAGAAACAGTAAGAATAAAAAATTGCTGTAGAGATAGAGAGTTTTTTGATGATCTTATAAGGGCAGTCATAAAAAGTAATATCGTACTATTAACATTTAATGCATCACACAAAAAATCTGAAATTGTAAACCAAAAATATCATGAAAGGGCAGATATTACCGATTTTATACATAAATGTTATATAGAATGTGCAAGGGCCGTTTATAATAACCCAGAATTATTTTGGCATGAATATCCGAATATTGAAATTAATAGAAATCAAAGAGAAACTTTTGAAATAATAAAAAATTCCATTAAGGAAGCTATTAGGAGAATGTTACCTATGAAATTAATACTTATGGATTATCTCAAAAATGATTATATGGATGACACCAATTATGAAATTAAAAAAAATATAAGTGATGCAGAATATGCAAATATGAAAAATATGGTTGATGCAGATTTATACAAAAAAAGTGATAATATGACTGGAGGTGAATTAAATGAATCTATGTTAGACAATAGTAAACAGAATAATGATGACTATGATAACGAAACTGGAGAAAATAATGATACTGAAAATGAAACTGGAAATAATAATGATGATAATTTAACAAATCAATTACTTGGGATTAATAATGATAAAGATGATAATACAAATAAATTGGACAATGTAACAGATAAGGAAGATATAACAGATAAGACAGATGATATTACATCAGAATATACTATGTCAATACAGAATAAATTAACAAAAATAAAGAGTGAATTAGAAGATGATAAAACATCTTTAGTTGCAAATACAAACAATAACAATGTGTTTGTAAGAGCAGAAGATATTAATTCTGCTAAGAGCAAATCTGAAAAAAGTGAGTTTTTTGTGAATTATATTAAGTAAATAAAATCTAAACATAGATATATAAATGGATTTTGTAAAAAACCCTATAATACTCGGAGCATTAGCCGGTTTAATAACATATGGATATTTTTATTATGATGCACAGAAACATAAAGATGACCCAGAAATTAAACAAAATAAGGTACCTATTTTAGCCCCATGTGTTGTAGCTGTTATAATATGGTTTGTAACATCATGTTATTTTGATAGCTGTTGTGAAACTGTAAAAGTTAATATATTATCACCTAAACTTCCAAATATTAGTAAAGGATCTGATATAAGCACAAGATCATACCATCTTGTCGGAAAAAATAAAATCAGATTACCATCTAATGATGTATTTATTGATATAGCCAATTTTGATTAAAAATATATATGTATGTATATTCATACACACATATTTTGTATATATATATATATAATGAGTAATAAAGAGGTAGAATTGAATGGAGATAGGCTACCTATTCGAAATTTTGATTTTCGTATGATGGGGGCTAATCCAGCTATTTGTATAATTGCAAAAAGAGGTTCTGGAAAAAGTATATTAGTAAGAGATTTATTAAATTATTTTAAATCAAAAATTCCAACAGGGATGATCATAGCTCCAACTGATAAAATGAATTGTTATTATGGAAAATTTGTTCCAGATACATATATTCATTATGAATATAATAGTGATATAGTACAAGGTTTGTTAAATAGACAATCTATTATGGTTGATAAATGGAAAGAAAAGAAAAAACAAGGAAAATTTGTTGATCCAAGAGCATTCCTTGTAATGGATGATTGTTTAAGTTCAAAAGGTAAATGGGACAAAGATAAATGCATAAGGGAAATATTTATGGATGGTAGGCATTATAAATTAACATACATATTGACAATGCAATTTTCTCTGGGATTACTTCCAGAATTAAGGTCAAATTTTGATTATATTTTCTTATTAGGAGAAGATTATATAAACAACCAAAAAAGATTATATGAAAATTATGCTGGTATGTTTCCAAGTTTTAAATCATTCCAGCGTATATTTAATTTATTAACAGAAGATTATGGATGTATGGTCATAAGCAACCGAGGTGCTAGAGCTGATTTTTTTGATAAGATATTCTGGTATAAGGCAAACTTTGATGTTAAAATAAATAATATCGGCTGTAAACAATATTTAGCATTCCATGATGCCAATTATGATAAAAATTGGAAGAAAAAAGAACATAAATTTGACTTTTCTAAATTTATAGAATCTAAAAAAGGTTCTACTTTAAATGTAGATAAAGTTAATCTACATAAATATTGATAGAAGTTTATAGGGTTTATTTATAGGGTTTATTGATAGTTTATAACTGGCTAACAAAATATTGATTAATTTTTTCTTGTTTTCTTTGATCATATGTTCTTACTGCACCAACCCATGGTGATGGTTGCGAAAATAAAGTTTCAAATATATCTGTAACATATACTGGGTCTAATTGTTCCTCTTCAAATGTTCTTGGTATGTATCTGTATATTATTTTAGGTTCCTGTTTTATTAAACCTGCTTTTATCCTAGTTATATCAATAACTATCATAAGTATTCCGATAAATATTATAAATATCATAAGCGCATTTTTCATTAGTAATTTATATTATTAATGAATAATTTTTCATTTTTTCTTGTAAATAACTATATATAAATTAACAATTATTAATAGATTTGCACAAATCACTCATTTTAGATAATTTGTCATTTAATGATAATACTTCTTTCTCTTTAGCATTTATCTGTTTTCTTTTTTCATTTAATTCATCTTCTTCTCTTTTTAAACTATCCTCTTGTAATTTAAATCTATTACTTTCCTTATTTTTCCTTTCTTGTAATTTTTTATTCATTCTATCTTTTATTTTTTCGATATTTTTTTCTCTTCCTGTATTTTTCCCTTGTTTATTTCCAGATTTAACTTTATTCATTAAATTTCTCTTTCTTTCATCTGCAATTTTTGCTTTCATCAAATCTTCTTTTTTCTTTGCTGCTACTATTTCATTTAATTTTTCCTCTCTATACACTTGATCACCTTGGCTGTTTGGATCTGGATCCCATGGCAACCATTTACCTACTTCACCTACAAATATATTAAAATCTGGATCAATTTGTTGTAAATAGTCGGCTCTTTCTTTTGCTTCAGTTTCTGTGGCATATATACCTCTTATTTTGATACCTCTAACTGAACAATTCATTAATCCTTCTGGGGATATAAAAGATATACATACCCAATTTTGTCTTGGTATTGGATCATCTTCAGTTAAATAATCGATCTTTTTAACATTATCGAAATCAGCCATTATATGAAATACACATAATATAATTTTATATCAACATACGCATTTATCCTTATCTGTTTTATCATATGTATACAGATCAATTTGTCTAATATTATTTTCCAATGTATCTTTTTTAATATTATTTATTTTATGATATTTTCTGATATTATCTGTAATACTTATAATATAATCTTTTACTTTATCAATATTCATTCCTGTTTTTGTTGATATTATAATATATTTTTCACCCATAAAATTATCATTAATCATCGTATATGAATTATCTATATCATTTTGAGTTGTGATATCATATTTATTTCCTATAATAATAAAATTATTTTCCCTGTTATTTACACTTTTTACTTTTTTATAGTAATTAATTATAGTTGCTATTGTTGATATGTTACTGATATCAAAAACAAGTATAATAATATCAGCTTCTCTATAATAAAATTCAGATATGGCAGAATATCTCTCTTGTCCTGCAGTATCCCATATATCATATAATACATTATTTAATGTAAGCCTACAATAAGCTGATCCTATAGTACTATCCTTATTTTCTTTATATCTATCAAATACAAGTCTGTCTGTAAGTGATGTTTTACCGACATATGCACTTCCTAACATAACAACTCTAATCCCCATTAATTATATAATACTATATAATTAATTATTATATGGACAATTTACTAATTGATGCTTGGTATGTATTCCCATCTCAAATCTTTGCATATATTTTTCCAAATTTTATCTTGAAGGCGTAATTTTTCTCTACTTTTAAGAAGAGGAAAATATTTAATTAGATCATCAAGTTCAAGTAGTTCACAAAATTTATGTAAAACATAGGCATATGATAAAAAATTAACTCTTGTTTTAGGGCAATGTGTTTCAAATGGGATTTGTATCTGTTTAAACATTTTAATCAATTGTTCCTCTTGGCTTCTTGTAAGTGATGGAGGAGGTAAGCCACTTAATTTACACATTATATGAGTTGCATGTTCATAGTAACTATTAAATTTTAATTTGTTAAGAATTTTTTTAAGTCTCTTGATGGTTAATTTTTTGAGATCATAAAATTTATTTTTTCGTAGTTCAGCAAGAATGGCGTTATATACTTCTGATGGTATTTCAGTAGATTCTTTTGCTTGAAATTGAGAAAGCCATTCTCTATAGTGATTTATTCTTTTGTATGGATATGCAGGTTTATCAGGAACAATATCTTTATAATTATGTCTTTCAGGTTCACTAATAATATTTTCAACTTCTCCGCAATTGGTACATACATAAACTCCATCATTTTGTGAAAAAACTTTTGCAATATTGCATGTATCACATATTATTTCATATTCAAATACTTTATTTTTTTCTGCCATATATTCATTATCAGTTAACATTCTGAACTCTTCAAATAATTCAAATCTATCTTTTTCTCCATTGTCAGAATTATCAACAACGCATCCGAGTAGATCCATTATATTATTTGCATTATTACATTTTCTTTTCTTTCCTCTTTTTTTTGTTATTTTTTTCGGTTTTTTTCCTTGAGAATTTAATTTTTGCCAAATTTTGTCATGTTTGTTATCTGTGCTATTGTCAGTATTTTTCTTCTTACTTAATACACAATCATCATCATATTCATACAATTGGTAATCATCTTTATCAATAAGAGAATAATATTCCATAATAATATCACCTGTTTTGCTATAATATTCTAATTCTGAAACATTATTTTCGATATCATAAATATCATCTTCTAAATTTTCTATATCTGTTTTTAGTCTAGATCTATTTTTAATATCATTAGCAGTATAATTTGATGGATTCAAGTTCTCAATTCTATCTAATTCTCTTTTTAATTTATCTAATTTATTAACTAACCTTGGTAAATTATTTCTTTTTTTCTCAAAATCCATTTCAATATGTTTGTGTAATTGATCTAATGTATCAAAATTACTAACATATCTGTTTTTTGAAGGTCTTGTTTTAAATAATGACATGATAGTGTATATTTATAAAGAAACCAAAGATGTTTAAGTGCATTTGTGTAAATTGTGTAAATAATGAAAATAATAAATGTATGATAATTTTATAAATAATAATAATTATGGGCGGCGGTTTAATGCAATTAATATCTTATGGAGCCCAAGATATATTTTTGACTGGTAATGCACAGGTTACTTTTTTCAAGGTTACATATAGAAGGTATACTAATTTTTCAATGGAGGCGATAGAGCTTCCATTTATTGGGGATCCTGGTTTTGGTAGACGTGTCAATGCACGCATTACTCGTAATGCAGATCTTGTTCATAAAATGTATATAAGAGTTACTATAGCAAGTATTGATCCAGAGGGATCTAAATTTGCATGGGTAAGAAGGTTAGGTCATGCTATTATAAGAGAAGTTAGTGTTCATCTTGGTGGGACACGAATTGATAGTCAATATGGTACATGGTTAGATATATGGTATGAATTAGCGAGAAATGCTGATCATGATAGAGGATATGATAGATTAATAGGTGATATTGAAAAGTTAGTTGATTATAACACAGATATAAAGCCAGAATATGTGTTATATATCCCCTTACAGTTTTGGTTTAACAGATATGTAGGATTATCAATACCTTTGATTGCACTTCAATACCATAATATGGATGTATATGTAGAATTTAATGATACAGAAATTTTAGGTGTTAGAGATTGTAATTTTGATATGAGTAAATTAGAGATGATAGATGCAACATTATTAGTGGATTATATATATCTAGATACAGAGGAAAGAAAAAGATTTGCTCAAGTTGGACATGAATATTTAATAGAACAAGTACAATGGAATGGTACAGAATTAGTGCAAAATTTAACTAGTAGGTATAGTTTAGATTTTAATCATCCGACAAAAGAGTTAGTATGGGCAATAAAACATGGAAATTATACGACAGGAAAATCATTTGTATATTATACTGGAAGTGATAATTGGCTAATAGAAGATGCATCACAAAATATAATAATAAATAGTATATCAATAGGTAATGACCCGACTGATATAAGTGGTGGTGAATGGTTTGAAATATCAAGTGATACATTTGGTACAGTAGGTACATTAAATATTAAGAATAATAGTTTGAATAGTGTTTGGATAAATCCTACAAGTTTATCTATAGGTGATTATGGTATAACAGATAAGATAACAGCTGATATAACTATAGATGCAGATAATGAGATAAGCATAAATAATATTGTTACAGGATTAAGTATTAGGGATATCAGTTTTCCAGTTGACCAGATGACAGATACTAGATTTAATGTATGTGACCCTATAGTATATCTATATAATAATTATGGGTTAATGATAGATGGTAGTGTAAATCCTGTTCAAGATGCATTATTACAATTAAATGGTTATGAAAGATTTGATAGAAGAGAAGGAGCTTATTTTAATTATGTTCAGCCAGAACAGTATCATTCCAATACTCCATCAGATGGAATAAATGTATTTTCATTTGCGATTCATCCGGAAGAGCATCAACCATCAGGAACAGCAAATTTATCTAGGATAGATAATACTGATTTAACATTAAGATTTACTGATCCTACTGCTGGAGCGGAGTTACCGGAATTGAATATATTGGATGTGGATAGTAGAATATATATATACGGCACGAATTATAATGTGTTAAGAGTGATGGCCGGTTTAGCAGGATTAGCATATACTGTAGGATAGGTTACAGTAAATACGCACTATAAGAATTTGTAAAAATATATAGTATTTTTTATGTAATCAAAGGATTAAATTATATGAATTAAAAAATTTTTTTTATATAGCAATAATATATAATAACAATGGGTGGTGGTTTAATGCAATTAGTAGCTTACGGAGCACAAGGTGTATATCTTACAGGTAATCCACAAATTACACATCATAAAGTAGTATATAGAAGACATACTAATTTTTCAATGGAATGTATTGAACATTCCATGAATGGAGGTACAGATTTTGGTCGTAGAGCAGATGTTACAATTACTCGTAATGGAGATTTAATTACAAAAATTTATTTATGGGTTAGATTAGCACATGTTCAACCATCATGTTGTGACTCAAAATTTGCATGGGTTCGTAGAATTGGTCATGCATTACTTAAAGAAGTTGAAGTAGAAATTGGTGGATCTAGAATTGACAGACAATATGGAATCTGGTTAAACATCTGGTATGAATTAGCAAGACACGCAGGTGATGGAGAACGTGGATTTTTGAAAATGATTGGAGATGATCCAGTTTTAACAGAATATAACCATGAAGAAAAACCAGAATATATTTTATATATTCCACTTAAATTTTGGTTTAACAGAAATGTTGGATTAGCATTACCATTAATTGCACTTCAATATCATGAAGTCCGTCTTCATTTTGAATTCGCAAGAGTAGATGAAGTTATTGTAGCAAATCAATATTTCAAACAAAATGATATTAAATGTGTTGAAATGTCAGATGCTCAAATCTTAGTAGACTATGTATACTTAGATTCAGAAGAACGTAGACGTTTTGCTCAAGTAGGTCATGAATATTTGATTGAACAACTTCAATTTACAGGAGAAGAAACAGTTCAAGACCAAAGACACAAATATAAATTAGACTTTAATCACCCAACAAAAGAATTAATTTGGGCAGTAAAACCTGGAAATTATACAACAGGAAAATCATTTTTATGTTATACTCATTTAGATGACTGGAGTCAAATTTTAGAAGAATGTGCATGTAAAGTATTATTAGATTCAGTAGTTCTTTTACCAGGAACAATCTGTGAATTAGATCAATATGGAAACCCACAAGTTCAATCTCCTGGAGAAGAACCACCAGCAGAAGGAAACTGGGAACCATTTTCAGCAGAATCTGAAGGTACAACAGCAAATGGAAAAATCAATGTTGTAAATGAATGTCCAGATAAATGTTTATGGGTAAATACAGATTCATTAAAAATTGGAAATTATAGTTTAACAGACAAAATCTATGCAGATATTACAGTTGATGCAGATTGTAACATTAAATGTTCAAATGTATGTACTGATTTAACTGTAAGAGATATTTCATTTCCAGTTGATGAAATGACTGATACTCGTGCATGCCGTGATAATGATGTTAGTGTAAATCAATGCCATTTTGGATTATTAATTGATGGATCAGGAAACATTGTTAATCAAGGTTTACTTCAATTAAACGGTCATGACCGTTTTGATGCTCGTGAAGGTGCTTACTTTAACTATGTCCAACCAGAACAACATCATACAAATACACCAGCAGATGGTATTAATGTATACTCATTTGCTATTTACCCTGAACAACACCAACCTTCAGGTACAGCTAATTTGTCACGTATCGACAATACACAATTAAACTTATGGTTTGCTGATGAAACATACAGAGATGGTTTACCTAAATTAAACTTCTTAAATGCTGATAACAAACTATATATATTCTGCGTTAACTACAACGTGCTAAGAATTATGTCGGGGATGGGAGGGCTTGCTTATTCAAATTAAGGTGGGACATTATTAAATGTTACTATGTGTTACTAATCCTTTCAATAAATTAACATAATATGTGCTAGATATTTTGCTAGTTCATATTATAATATACAAATGATGTGGGACATTCTACTAATATATGCTGTAATATACAAATGATGGTGGGACATTCTACCAATACATACTGTAATATATACAAATGATGATGGGACATTCTACCAATACATACTGTAATATACAAATGATGGTGGGACATTCTACCAATATATGCTGTAATATACAAATGATGATGGGACATTATAAATATTGCTACTTTGTGTTGCTAATACTTTCAATAAATTAACATAATATGTGTTAGATATTTTGCTAGTGCATACTACATAAATTAACTATTATTTTTTCTTTTTCTATATGCTTTTTTTCTTTCAGCTTCTTTTTTCCTCCATGCATCTTCTCCGTATTTCTCTATATATGTACGCTTTTTTCTTGCATACGGTGTTTCTTTTTTTTTGACATCTTTTGTATTGGCATCTTTTTTATTTAACGCTTTCTCTGTAGCTTTTCTGCTTCTATATTCTCTCATATATTCTGTATTTTTACTATTAAATTCTTTAAGGTTATTTGTTTTTTGTTTTTCCCTATAATTTTTTTCATATTCCCTTTGCTTTTGTTTATCCCTTACTCTTACACGACCAGATTCTCTTTGTCTCCTAGCTTTACAATATTTTGATAAAGTTCCATTTTTTGTTATAAAAAATCTTGACTCATCATGGTAACAACCACAACCCGAACAATATATATTATTCTCGGTTATTTTTTTTTTGGCTTTACAGGTTCTTTTTCTACTGTATTTTCCTCATAAGTGGGAATACTGATATTATTTTTAATTGTACTAGTGTTGTTATATTTTCCTTTTTGGCAACCACAGGAATTACCTTCATAGTATTTATATTTTTTACACCCCTTACAAAATCTTATATTTTTATACTGGTATTCAGTATAATCTTTCATATATTCGTGATATTTACAAAAATTATCTAATATAGTAGCGTTATTTCTACACCTATCTCCATTCCTATCTAATCCTATGCATTTTTTCTTATTTTTCTGTTTACTTTCGTTTCTTTTTTTATAACTATTAACACATGATATACATGAATTTAGAGTTCCTTTATGATATTTCTTACACCTAGGGCATTTTTTATAGTCATTTATATTTGATCTAGTTATACCTATACTCTCTTGGTATATATGATATTTGCAATATTGTTCACCATCTATGACACGATATTTACATTTTTTTGTAATATCTGGTAAAATACCTACGCATTTTTCGGGCATATATATAATAATTGTATACTATACTTATATATCTTATTCAGTTACAGTATCAATTTTTTTTATATTATATTTTATACCTTTCATCATGTCTTTTTCTTTGATTTGAATATTGATCTTTTCTATTTTATCTTTGAAGTAGTTTATATCAAAATCACTTTTCATAACATTACATATCTTACAGCATGCAACACAATTGTCAATTGTATAATGACCATCTGAATCTATTCTATCAATACCAATTTGACCTATATTAATTAAATTGGCACAATAATAGCACTTATTTGATAATATTTTATTAAATTCTTGTTTTGATAGGGAAAATTCATAATTTCTTTTTTTTGCCCCAGTAGCATATATTTTATACGATGATCTTCTTAGTACTTTATCAGACTTGTCTTCGCATCCCCAGTTATTGTGAATTTTAACACAATAGGTTAAAAAGTCTTTAACATTATAATTTTTTTTCATCTTATTACAATCTGGGCAACATGGAACAACATTTTTTTTGCTATATGCACCATTATTATCAATTCTATCCAAACCGTTCCATTTTCTATCAGCCATATCCGAACAATAAAAACATGGCTCCAAAGTTATAGTGTTTATATATTCTTCATCTATATCAAATTCAATTTTCCTCTTTTTTGCTTGCTTAATATAGTATAAATATTTGTTAGTATTCTCTCTTTCATACTTCCTACAATCATAACACCTTGAATTTTCAGAAGTATATTCTAAAATATTTTTGCAACCTCTCACATAATTAGGACATACTTTTTTTGTATTATCTTTTTCAATTTGCCTTTTTTTGTATTCTCTTTGATGATTACCACAAAATCCATTACTTCTAGCTGCAAAAGTACATTTATCTATCTTACATATTACTTTATTTTTTCTGCTAATAGATCTATTTTTAGCTCCACGATTTCTGCAATCAGAACATGTATTATTTTTGATACACATTACTCTTCCACAATCGCTACAGTTAAACAAATTATATTTTTGTTTCATTTCATCTGTATATTCTGCAACATACTGGTGGTTTTTGCAATAATCTGTACCATCAATAACCTTAATGTTACACTTTTTCCAATTTTTATTTTTGCACAACTCTCTACGGTCTTTTACAGGACCTTTCTGGTACCATAAACATGTTTTTCTTGCTAAACTTCTCTTTTTATTTTTTTTGGTATAACTTTCTTTATGCTTAGCACTGTTATAAAGAATAAAACACTTATTACATTTATCAACAAAATATCTGTTATGTTTCAAACAATATGATAGATCGGTAATATCATTCCATGTATAATCAGCAAAATATGTATGCTTTCCGCAATATTTACCATTCTTTGCGAGAAATGCGCATCTAACATCTGATTTTAGTTTTTTATCTCTTTTATAACCACAACAGATCGGTTTAGACATCTAATATAAATTAATAATATTAACATTAATTTATATAGTATAAAATTCAATTTTTTCATTAATACCAGTCTATCTATACAATTGATAGCATAATTTTTGAATATTTATCTGCTTGGCTATCGGCATATTCCTATTTTTAGTTATTTTAGTTATCTTCTTAATATCCGTTTCAGGTGAATTATCATAATGTTCTGCATATTTATCTATCTTTTTCTTCTTGATAAGAGTCTGTTTTGATATTTCAGATGTATCTTTACCATCAGCATATAATTTAACTATTAATCCAAATATATTTTTCATTATTTTATTTGGATGTATGATGTATCTATAATTTTTCATGATATATATTAGTTTATTATCATCACTATTGTCAAACCCTAAACCTACTCTAGGAGCTGTAAATATATTATTGTTAGTCATTCTTTTATTACTTGGAATTATTTTGAGTAATGAGTTATCTTTATTTGCAGACAGTGGGATTTCTGTATTCTCCTGTAATTTGTGCTCTTTGTTTATAAATTCCAATATATTCTTGACATTGCACAATTTCAATACATGTGTAACAACATTACATGGACCTTCTGTGATTTTTTTTGATTTTAAATTTTGAATGCTTCTTATTAAAATTCCACCGTAATAGTTATTTCTTTTTGAAAAACCAAATGTTAAATCAAGTCCTTTGAACGTTCCATTTTTATACGTTCCAGAATTATGTCTGTGGAAATACCATTTACATATAGATGTTTGGTGCTCATCACCATGAACATATACATCATTATGATCATCGCATAACAAATAAAATTCAATCTCACATATCCTATAATTAGTTCTGTTAATACATAGTATAGATTTGTTTAGTAATGTGTCTGCTATATTATCAAATATTTCGTTATATGTATATGATGAGTAATTTTCATTATCAAGAGTTAAGACATCTGCTATATCTACAATATTCATAATATAAATTAATGATCAATAAACCTTAATATAATAATATGTTTATATTGTGGGTAAATTATATAATTATCGTTTATAGCTATGAGTGAAAAATTTTTGGTTGTTATAGATAATATATTATCACGCGAAGAATGTGATACTGTTATAAAAATGGCCGAATCACAAAAGTTAGAATATATAGATAGAGGAAATGCAAATTATTATAGAACCATATTTATAAATAAGGAATGGGCTGATAATTTATATAGAAAATTATACAATTACATTCCAAAAATATATAATGGAATGCAAATAGTAGGATTAAATGATCATTTTAGATTCTCTAAATATGAGCCAGGTGGTAGATTTGAGGTACATAAAGATAATATAAACCAAGATTCACAAGGTAATCGGAGTATATTTACCTTGAATATATTTTTGAATAGTAACTTTAATGGTGGTGAGACTGACTTCTTATTTGATGATATGCGAACATTACGTTTATCTGCAATACCTAAAACAGGAAGAGGTGCACTTTTTGATTCACAACAATTTCATAGGGGGAATGCTGTGAGTAATGGATATAAGTATCTATTAAGGACAGATGTAATGGTTCGATAAATATAGCATGAATAATAAATAAATTGATCTTATTATACATTATACAAGATTTTCTGTAAGCTCTTTGGTGTTATTTTCGGATATATAATTTATTTTTTTTAAGAACAACATATTATTTTGATTAAGTCTATTACCCAAAATATACAACATACTATAATTCCTACAATTAATACAAAAAATCGCTTGATATTAACATAATATTCCAAATATACATATTATTATTATTATCATCACAATATGTATTATATCCTTGATACACTGTTATACTTTTGTCATAATAAATATTTAATATTTGATACTGATATAGTGTATATCTGGAATCAACTTTACATTTTAAGTTGCATTGTGTTTGATTTACACAATTATCAACTTTAACTCCATCAGCAAATAAAACCATATTATAATAATATTCACTTTTCGTTTCTAGAGCGATGCATTTTTCATAATTAATAGAATGAAAATAAAACTCTTTTGGTTCTATTACTACTTTTTTTCAAACATTTCCCAGTTATGGAACCATGTGTATATTTGTTAGAATCATCCTTGCAATTAACAACACAAAGTATAATGGCAATTAATATTAAAAATTTCATTTTGATTAGTTAGGATATAAATAGTATTTAGTATACTTTAATTATATTTATATTTTCAATTTTTTATAGAATTATCAGCAAGACAATATATAATATTTTGTTTATATTGGCCAAATATTATTATTTCTTTATTTTTACTATTTTTGTCAAATGTTGCTCTGATATTGCTGTTATTCTGCTATTATTGACAAAAATTCTGATTTTTTTACCTTTTGACAATTTTTTCCATGGCAACATATATATCGTCATTGTTGACTCATCATTATCAAAACATATATGATTATAAGTAGTTGTAACTATAGATTCAATTATATTTTTAAGATTATTATATGGTCCAATTCCGTATATACCATATTTTAGCGACACTTTATCTGTTCTAACAAACCATTCACCTTTTGGAAATTCATATTTATTACATAAATCATTTAATTCTTCAATATACATAGATAGAAATTTATATGTTTTTGATCCTATATTAAAAGCTTCTTTAATCCAAATCATATCATAACCAGTAATTTTAACAGTATGGTATAATTTATGAAATTTATCTATCCAATTGCATGTATCGGATAATTTCAATATATCATAATAATTATTAGGCTATCACCATGATTATTAGTATTATACAATATCCGATTATTTTCCAGCACATGATCCAATTTGCATATAGTAATAACGATTTTGTTCATCTTTAGAAGATATTATATAATATTTTATAATTATATTATCTTAAAATATTCTTTAAGAGAATACTAAAAGAATTTATATATAAATAAAATGTTAATAAACAATATCATCATGTCTAAAGTATTTGATAATACATTTTACACAAAATTATCAGAAAATAATGTTTTAGATTTAATAGCTGAAGAATATTGTCAAATTGGTTATGATAGTGGTAACATAAATGAGGAATATCTACGTAAACTAGTAAAACTATTACCAGATAAGGATGTGAATATATCGGTTCCGATTATAGAGGACCATGATGGTACATTGATAGAATGGGGACACACAATTTTACAATGTGCTATTATGTGCAATCATAAAGATATAATTGAATTATTATTAAAAAAAGAAAACATCGATATTAATGCATCTAATGGAGAAGGCGAAAAAGCTATACATGTAGCAATTATTAAAAGAGATGAAGATACAGTAAAATTATTAATAGAAAATAATGCAGAATTATATCACAAAAGTAAATATTTATGGGACGAATTAACAGCATTAGATTTAGCAAAAAAACTAAAATTGGATTCAATAGTCAAAATTATATCAGATAAACAAACTGAAATTAACTAATTATCAAAATTTCCATACATCATTGCTATTAATCCCAAACCAAAAGTTATGAATAACATCAAGTACCATGTATATATATCATATTGAATATGGTTAAAAGAATGACCATTTTTATTTATAAAACATTCAATAGTATCAGATTTATAATCTTGATTAATTTTTGATATGTTCCAATTTTCTGTTATATTTTTCAAATAAAGTACAGATTACTTATATTTTCATTCATTTATAAAATCAATTTTTTAATCAATAGTATCACAAATATTATCGAAAAAAATTCGCAATTTAGCAACCCTGTTATCTTTATCGCTCTGTCTAGAAGTAACAACTACTTTAACATCTCTACAGAAACGCTTCATATCTCCGGCAATTGCTTCTGTATTTGCTATAGTTAATATGCATTTATCATATTTTATTTTATGTTGAATCGAACCTTTACTATTACTAAATTTGTTCAAAATAGATGCACCAATTGATGTTTCGGTATATTCGGAAAAGCTTACACTCTTAATATATCTAAGGTTATAATATTCATCATTAATTTTAATAATATTATTATTCATCTGTGAAATAAATAAGTATAAATTATACATGCATGTGAAGATTATTTTCTCAATTTTTCTTTATTTTACAATCATATAAATAAGATGGCAGGTGGTGTTATACAACTTTATGTATATGGGGCGGAAGATATTTATCTTACTGCTAATCCACAAGTTACATTTTTTAAAACAGTTTATAGAAGGCATACAAATTTCTCTATACAAACATTTAACAGAGATATTCTTGACAATCCCGGATTTAATAAACAGACAAGAGTTAAGATGTACAGGTTAGGTGATTTATTATCTAGATTACATCTTCAAGTTGTACTTAATCCTGTAATTCCTAATGAAAATGCAAAATTTGCTTGGGTAAGAAGGATAGGTCATGCACTAATCAATAGAATAAGAGTAGAAATAGGTGGACAAATTATAGATACCCAATATGGAGAGTGGCTAGATATTTGGTACGAATTAGCAAGGAAAGATGGAACATCTAGAGGGTATCTTAAAATGATAGGCGATACACCTGAACTGACAGCATATAATAATATGGAAAAGCCAGAATATACCCTTACCATACCTTTGCAATTTTGGTTTAATAGATTTTATGGATTAGCATTACCGATGGTAGCTATAAGATACCATGAAATATATATACTTACAGATTTCAATGATATAACAAATTTAACAGTATCAAGTAGCAATTTTAATGCATTTGATCAGATATCTATACAATCAGCTAGTATAGCTGCTGATTATGTATATTTAGATATTAATGAGAGAAAAAGATTTACTGATATGGATCATGACTATCTTATAGAACAGATCTTATTTACAGGAGCAGAAAGTCTTGTCAAACATAAAACTAGGTATCAGTTGCACTTTAATTATCCAACTAAAGAGATAATATGGGCCATGAAAAATGGTATTTTTAGATCAAATAGAAAATTTATAGCATACACCCATACAGATAATTGGGATAATGAGATTAGAAGAGCATCTTTTGACCTATTAAATGCCAGCATGATATTATTAAATGGCCCAGAATATCTTATAGATCAATATGGAAATATAGTCGTTGATCAATATGGAAATAGAATAATTGTTAAAGAAGGTGATAACCCTCCTGAAAATGGTGTATGGGAAGAAATTCCTCCACTAACTACTAAAACAGCTAGCAATAATAAGATTATAGTTAGGAATGGTAGCAGAACACAATCATTATGGTTAAATTTAAGTTCACTTTCTATAGGAAATTACAGAATAACCGCAAAAATAGCAGGTACTATTACAGTTACTGTTAATAATAGGATTATTATTACAAATTTTTCAACAGATATTAATGCAAGGGACATAAGTTTCCCTATTGATCTTTTAGATGATTCAAGACTATTTTCTGATGATATATGTGTAAATCAATACTCCAATTATGGATTATGGATAACCGGTGAAAAAAACCCTCTAGAATTCGCACTTCTTGAATTTAATAGTGAGGAAAGATTTAGGAAAAGAGATGGCAAATTTTTCGGCAATTTGCAACCATACATACACCACTCCAATACACCTAAAGATGGAATTAATCTGTACTCTTTTTCCTTAAAACCAGAAGAACATCAACCGTCAGGTGCAGCAAACCTGTCAAGAATAGAAAGAATAATACTTACTTTATGGTTTAGTGATATAACAGCTGTTGATGATCTACCTCCTATAGATATTTTCGATGAAAATACACTTGTATATATATTTGGAATAAATCATAATGTGTTAAAAATTAATAACGGTCTTGTAGCTGTAGCATATACAGATTAATAAATTAATTATTGAATCATTTCCATTATATCTTTTCTCTCATCATTATTAAGATTAAAATTAATGTATATACAGTCAGTTATTTGTTTCATATCACTTAATTTATGAAGTCCTCTGGTTATAGCATGTTTTATTATATCTGCTTTAGAATGCACAAACAAAGCATATATTGGTTGCACATTAGATCTGTCCATATTGGAAAAATTAGAATAATTATGATCAACAAGCATATCAACAATATCTACTGCTAAGCACTTATTATAACATATGTTATGTAGTGGAGTTACATCATAATTATTTTTAACAGATAAATCTGGCCCTACATTAATAAATATTTGCAATATTTCATGAGTAACACATCTATTTGAACATATCGTATGAACAGGATAATTCCCATCACTATCGCTTACATTAAAATCTGCTCCAATATCTGCAAAAAAGTTAATTAACTCCGTAGTTACACAATTGCTTGCACATATGGTATGTAAAGGAGTTAATCCAAATTCATCTTTTGCATTGATATCCATACCTATATCAACAATAAATTTTAATGTATCTATAGATAAATTCCTGTCATCCCTACATATAAAATGGATAGGTCTATTCCCTTTTCCAGTAACAGATTCTATATCAGCACCTTTATCTACAATATATTTTATAATATCCTTATTTATAGGATTGTTATTAAAATATTTTTCCCTCCCTTGTAATGTTTGTAATGATTCATCTGTTTCAAATTTGATAAGATCACTATATGGACTATCGGTTGAAAATGCACACAAAAAATGAATTCCCTGCCAACCAGTTATACCAGTACATATCAAACTAATATCTTGATCTATCATATATTTTATGGTTTTACATGATTGCCATTTACATACAAAATGAATCGGTCTGTAATTGAAATCTGTGGTTTCTGCTTCTAGATTGACTTGTTTTTCAACTAAATAACTTATTATCTCCAAATTAGAAAATCTACATGCATAATGTATAAGTCTCCAACCATTATCATAAACATACTCCAAATCTGATTGTTTGTCAATAATATATTTTACAGTTTCATCTGTACATTTCAACAATATGCGACCTAAATATTTACCAGCATATTCAAATATGTTGCAAATACTATCATCAGGTATTTTTCTGATAATAGTATCTAATAAATTTGAATCATATTCTATTTTTTTTAATTCATCAATTAAACATTCTTTAAGAGGTTTGAATATTGGAACTTTAGACATGATGATTAGGTAATATGTATATGATAATATGTATAGTATGTATTATATTATACATATTATTTTTAGTAGTTGCAATATCAATTTTTTAACAACTATTCCAGTTAAAATTGGACAAATTAATTATTCATTTTTTTTGTAGAAATGTTGGTAATATTTGCTATTTTTCATTTTATTGACGTATTCATTTGACATATTACTAATTATATGATTTTTGACTGTATTATATGGTATCCCATAATGTATTCTACTATTACCTGCATTTTGTTTTATTAACCTATTGTTGGTATCTATATTTGCAAATTTAAGTATCTCTGTCCAACATTTATTTAGATTTTCCAATGTAATTAATAATATTTGATATTTATCATTTTCATAATGTTGATATCCTTTTTCTTTATCAAATGGATAATCATATACATCAATTCCAGTTAATTTATATAGTTCTATATTAAGCCATAATAATGGGCAATCGTGATTATATTTTTTATAAAATGTATTAGATATGTAATCAATAGTACAAGGATCATTCTTATTAATCATATTTTTCATATTATGGTAATATGCTGATATATTCCTTGTAATAGGATCTCTAATCAATGTGATAATCTTAATCTTACCATTATAGCTTAAAATATTATCAGCGGTAGCTTTATTATAATTGCCGATATTATTCATAATATAATGGCAATGAACAATAGGTTCATTTACAAGAGGTTTTAGTGTATGAAAAACACTCTTTGATCCGACTTTCCCCATCTGATATATTAGTATCATAAATTATAAGTTATATAATTATTATATAATTTATAGTGTAACTTATATATAATGAGTTTTTGGACAGCTAATTATAGAGGTGATATACATACAAATGAAGGATCATTAGGACAAGCTATATATGATACATTATCTGCAAATGTTACACTAACACCAACTACAGATTACAGTAAATTATATAGTAGATATTATTTTATAAATAACACTGGAGGTACATTAAATATTACGATGCCAGCGATTAACAATACAGCAACAATACAACAACATATAGCTGAAGTAGGATGGTATTGTTTAATTAAAAATAATGGAGATGATCCATTAGATTTAAAAACACCTACAACAGCATTGACGATATACACTATATTAAAAGATAAGGCTGTATTGATAAGTGCAAAAGAAAATAATGGGCAAACAGTATCTGATTGGGAAATAGTAACATACAATACTAATATAAGTTCACTTGCAAATGTAATTGGTCCAGCTTCAGCAACTTTAGTTGAAGGATCAGCTGTAGGTGTAGATGATTCAAGTGGTGCAGTAACTTTAACTTTCCCATCAAGTGCAACAGATGGAGCAGAAATATTAGTAAAGAGTATAACTACAGATGGAGTTACCAATGGAATAACTATAAATACCGGAGGAACTCCTATAGAAAACCCATCAGATGCAACAGAATCATTTCCTCCAGGAACTACAGCAACATTTCTTCCATCTGTAGCAAAGGAAGGTTATATATGGGCATATTTCGCTGAACAGAATCAATGGAGAATAATATCTAATGCAACACCGGTAATAGGTAATAGTGGTAACTTTGGGTCTCAGACAATATCAATTCCTGTTAAAACAGGAAGAGTTGTATCTGCTGATAGAGGAGTTAGTTTGAGTTCAGAAACAAGTGGAACAGTAGTTCAGGGAATAAGTAAGATAGGCACAGCATTAATTCCGGATTGGACTGAATTATCAAATACCTTTGACATAGGTACTATATTATTAGATTCATCAAATTCAAGAATAGTCATAATGGGTATAGATGGTACTAATGGAGCCAGATCATTTAGAGTTATAGATATAAATGGAGCTGATGATTTTCCTACATATGGAACAACATTTAATTATACATCTACAGGTTCTAATGATAATAAAATATATAGACTAGATAATACTCATTTTTTACATCATAGTTCATCTGGAAGTACTCAATATTTAAGAGTATATACTGTCAGTGGAACTACTGTTACTGGTTCTGGAACAGAAGTATCAACTACAAATATTACAGGTGCTGCATCTGGAGCTAATATTGTTATATTAAATAATGGTGCAGAATTCGTACTTCATGAAATACCTATAGGAGGAGCACCTGATGCTATAAATATGGAACATTTCTCTGTTGCAGGAACTACTATAACACAAACAGGTTATTTCACTGGTGTATATACTTCTACTTTTACATCATCTGCTGGAAGAGAAAGAGGTGTTGCATTAAATACGACTGATATGGCATTTAAATTATATGAAAATGGATCTAATTCAGCTGAAGTTGTTATTATCAGATGGACTGGTGCCGGATTTACTGCTGGAAGTTCCGTTGCTGTATCATTTACAGGATCAAATAATGTAACTGATCCTGTATTCATATCATCTACATTATTTGCATTGGGTAATAATATAGGAAGATATGCTACTTTTAGTGTATCTGGTCTAGTTATAACAGCTGAAACAACCAATACACAACTTCCAGGAACTAATCCGTCAGGAGAAGTACTTATGAGTGCTATAGATTCTACTAATATTATTGCTACATATATTGAAAATACTATGGATAAAGTTGTCCATGGCACAGTTGCTGGAGGATCTCCTTTTGCTATTACATGGGGAACAAGAGCTGCTATAGAAGATTTTAGTCGTGATAGTTTGATATATTTAACATCTACTATAGGACTATCTGGATATAATGGTGATGATATGTTGACAATGTATGATATAGATCAAGGATCTAACGCAATAAGACCATATGATTATGGCACTGATGAATTATTGGGTATAGCTGCTACAGGAGCTACTGGACCTTCTAATGTAAATGTAACTATATGTGGCGGACATGTATTTGATGGAGAATCATTTACTATCGGAGTACCTGTAAATATTAAAGGTGATGGATCTCCTACACAAGGAGTTGTTGTTGATAATACAGTATTTCAGTCTAGTTCTGGTACTTTCGGAATAGCTTATACCAGTGAATTGTCATTTAGATGCTAGTATAATTATTATATACATTACCTATATACTATATGAATAATATATGTACAAATTATAATTTCTACATATATCATTTAATATTGCCACCTATGACAATATTTACAAAATTATGTGTTATCAGAGACAAAACACAACTAATTATAATATCTATAATTAGGACCTTATTATCATATTATATGTATTATATATTCAAAAAGCGACTATTTTTATTATATTTTGTGTTTAATATAGTTATCCTATTTGTTGGAATTATAAAATTTCCATTATATAATAATATGTATATTAACATTCATGCTGAACGGGCCGCTAAATTATTAACAGATAATAATGCTCTGGATTCACATTTAGAAAGGAGATCCATAGGACGTACTGAAGCTATCAAAACATTAGAAGCAGAAGTTCTTCAATCACCAACAGATATTCGATCAATAAGTTAATATAAAAGTTTTTCAGTATAATTTTTATGATCATATCTTTTGATATGATCATATCCACCTTTATGAATTATATCATAAAATGAATTTACAAGATATTTTCCTTTTTTGTTGTAATCACCATTCATTGAATAAGTATCAAATAAATCTGGTCTAGTTGCTTTTAATTTTTTTAAATAATCTTTTGCAAGATCTAATTTATAGTTTAAATCATATCTTCTTGAACTTGTCGTCTTCCATTTAATATCTCCTATACTAACAACAAATCTATCCCCATGTGAACTATCTGGGCGCATATACCACACATATGTTGGGATATCATCCACATCTATACCACTATCAGGTGGTAATTTTACTGTCCTTTTCTTCTTTTTTGTATTTTTTCCTATTAATTTCTTTTTAGTATCATAAATAAGATTTTCTCTTCTATTATCTATACCCAATCTATTAATATGTAATATTTTTGCATCATTCGCAATATTCCCTTCATCTAGATCCTTCATATGCATAATTACATCATGCATATAAACATCCTTATTCATACCATCTATCACATGTGTACAATATATATTTCCATATTTATTACATTTCCATATTTTATTCATATCATATATTTTTGTATAATCTTTCCAATCCATTATTACTGGCAATCTTATATTTTTATAACTAATATCAATCAAACCATACTCCTTATTTTTATGCGTAATTTTTATATTAGCCATTTATAATATTATTTTAGATTTCTATTTTTTCCATGATTATAATATATATATGAACAAGTATTACAAAAAGAATCCATATAATACCAGATTTTTCAAAAAAATATACTATCACAATAATCATTATTATCCTGATTATTATTTTTCTATATCAGATATTAATCATCATACACATAAATATGTGCCTGACACAGAATATACTGAACATTTTTATAATGGTAGTTATAATAGTACTGATATATTCATTATCATAATTATTATCTTGATATTATATATAACATTTGCTAATATATGAGTTGTTCAAGTTGTAATATTCCAAGATTAGAATTATTTAAAGGTGGCCGATCAGGTGGTGGTAGGCGATCAGGTGGTGGCAGGCGATCAGGTGGTGGCAGGCGATCAGGTGGTGGTAGGCGATCAGGTGGTGGTAGGCGATCAGGTGGTGGTAGGCGATCAGGTGGTGGTAGGCGATCAGGTGGTTATAGACATGGAAGTAGATATGGGCGTAGATATGGACGTAGATATGGATATGGATATTGGCCATATTATTATGGGTATCCATATTATAATTATTGGGATCCTTATTATACTGATCCAGTAACTGTAATAAATGTATCAGAAAAAGATACAGAACCTGAACCAGCACCTACAGCAGAAGTTATTGTCCAAAATCCTAAATATAATATTGCACATATTATATTAATTGCTATCATTGTTTTTATAATAATGTTTGCCTTTATCACACTTTTATAAGCAAATATATGTATATATACGATATATATACATATTGTATGTATTTTTACAGTCATTTTTTTTATTGATAGTTATATAATAATAATGCCAGGTGGATTAACACAGATAGTCTCATACGGTAGTCAAGATCTATATTTAACAGGTGTCCCTGAAATTACTTTTTTTAAAACTATTTATAGACGGCATACTAACTTTTCTATGGAATCAATAAATATTCCATTTAATGATCCAGTAGGATTTGGCAAAAAAAGCAGTATAATAATACCAAAAATAGGTGATGTGATAAAAGATGTTTATCTTGAAATTATATTACCAGAAATAGATATACAAAGGTTCGATGCATCTAATGATCTCCAATTAGCATTAGAAGAGGCACAAGATAATTATATTAAAGTTACTGATTTTATGAGTATTAATAGAAGTGCATATATAAGAGCTCTTGATATATTTCTAGCACAAAATACATCAGGATCAGAAAGAATAATACAGGAAGTAAATGATACATTTAATGAACAAGGTAATCAGATGATTATTGAAAATTTTTTAAATCTATTATCTTCTGATAGTGAAGCTCCATTTTTATATGAGGAGATAAGTATGCAAAGTATAATCTCAAATTTTACAGGGGGTGATGATAAAAATATTATTTTTAAAGCTATGACTATAGGAATAGATAGATCTATCAAAACACAAAAATATTATTTTGAGATAGAAAGAGATACACGATTATTACTTGAAGATAATTCAAATGAAAATATAAAATTTGCATGGGTCGATAAAATAGGACATGCAATAATTGATGATATTGAATTAAATATAGGAGGGCAAAAAATAGATAGGCAATTTGGTGATTGGTTAAATATATGGTATGAATTAAGTGGTGATAGAGACACACAAGATGCATATAATAAATTAATAGGAAATGTTGAAATATTGAAAGGATTTAATAGAGACAAAAAGCCAGAGTATAAACTTAAAATACCACTTCAATTCTGGTTTAATCGATATAGTGGACTAGCTATACCTCTAGTTGCACTTGAATATCATGATGTTATGTTTGAAGTTAAATTCAGAAAGATTGAAGAAGTTAGTTATGTGGAAAATAATAAATTAATTAAAATACCCAACATAGATGAAGGATTATTTTTAAGTGAATTATCTGAGCAATCAGGTATAGATATTAGTGCATCAATGTTTGTAGATTATATATATTTAGATAGTCATGAAAGGAAGCGTTTTGCACAATCAAGTCATGAATATTTAATTGATCAAGTTCAAGTGTTAGAGATAGAAGATATTAACCAGCAAAATTTTCAATGTGTTCTTAACAATTTCAATCATCCCGTAAAGGAAATAATATGGGTTGCACAAAAAATAAAATATACAGAAAATATTGATGGCTACACAAAATTACGATGGGATAATTACAGTCTGACAGATAATAATATAGGTAATCCCATCAAATATTCACAAATAGATTTCCATAGCTATATACGAGTACCAAGGTTAGATGGAAATTATTTTAATTATGCTCAACCATTACAACATCATAACGCATCTCCGTCAGATGGGATTAATATGTACTCTTTTTCATTATTTCCTGAAGAAAGTCAACCATCTGGTACTGCTAATTTTAATCAATTAGCAAGAGTTACACTTAAAGTTGAATTTGATGAAGGATTAATATTAGATGATGGGACTATAGATCCCATCAATCTGAAAATATATGTAAGAAATACTAATATATTAAGAATAATATCTGGTATGGCTGGATTAGCATTCACTTATGGATAAAATTGAAATAAGATATATTACAAACACATAATATAACCATATCAACAATATAACCATATCAACAATATAACCATATCAACAATATAACCATAATGGCTTTTATTGTCAATCAAATATATGGAAATAAACAATATAGAGATATTATTGATAGTATCGACAACAATCCTAACATTTCATATGATGATCTACTTGAACTACTAACCTATGATACACCGATTATAAGTGATGTATCATATGATAATTGCAAATCTATTGAAGAATTGAATACATTTACAATTTATTCTAAAGAACTTGAAGGCAAGATAAATAGACTACAATGGACATTTCCATACGGAAAATACATAATAGCCCATGAACTTGATGGAAAAATATTAAAAATATACCATAATTAGCATATTAACTATGATTCATTTATTTCTGTTCCTTCATATAAATATAAATCACCATCCTTCCAATTAACATTCTTAAGACCCATTTTTCTTATTAAACTACCAAATACTTTATTTTCAAATCTTTTTTTATCAGTAATATAATCACAGTTATCAATCCATTTCTGTTCCAACATAACATTGGGCAAAAATGTAGCTGATCTTCCAGATAGTCTTAATATTATACCATGTTTACAAGGAATATATATATCAAAAAAATTATCACTATCAATCTTAAAATTATTATCAAGAAGAGTTATCTTGAAATTGTACCTTTTTCCACTATATAAATCCTTGTAATTACTCTTATCCTTCAAAGAATTATTAGGAAACCTGTTATCATTAAATACTGTTTGTAATGTATAATACATTGCCAATTCTATCATATTTTTGCTACTCTTCTGTGCAGATGGGTAAAAAGTGCCTATACATCCTTGTAATTTATAATCTTCCTCGAATGTTATAAATATACCTTTTTTAGTGATATCAATACTATCCATTATAATATTTTTTCTTATTTGTCTGTACATATCATTTACACTATCACTACTGCCAATATTATTAGTAACCTTATCTAATATTATTAATGTTTGTCTGGGAATATTTTCTAGTTTTTTATCAGCCATTTCCCATATATTGTACAAATTACCACCTTTTTTATCTGTAAATATAATTCCTGCATAAGTTACTATATTTTCTTTATTAATACCTGAATTATCATAAGATACCAATTTTGCACTATCATCTCTATTTAATTTTTTTCTAAGGATCATAAATAATCTTATAGCATGTTTTCCACACACAGTTATACCTTTAAAGCCGTCCATATCGTTATTTATTATCGCTGTTATATCTTCTGCATCTTTTTTTTTAATTATGTCAAAAGGGCCTATGTTATTTCCATATCTGGGACCAGCGTGAGTGAAATCTGATGTGACGATAATAAGAGTATTATTATCAATATAATTTGTTAGTATATCAGCTATATTGTCCATATATGGTGAATTTCCTACTAGTATAGGTACAATTGTTGTTTCTGGTTTTGCATATGTTAATATGAATGGTAGTTGTAGATCAAATGAATGTTCTTCTGTGAATTTAGAATCATTTTTAACAAAATAATCTGTATATTGACTTAGATCTTGTATGATATCGGTATTAACTGATATTTTTCCCATAATATTATTAAATTCTGGTAATATTAACATACTATTTGATTTATGTAATGTACATAATAATAATATTTTGTTGTATTTTTGCCAATTTATATGACTATATGTGTCACCTATAACTTTTCCAGAATATGAATAACCTGCATGAGGTGTTATTATTCCATATATTGAATTATTTGTTCTTATAGATGGATTAATCAGCATTTCTACTTGCTCCTTATAATCTGTATTATACCATTTACCTATCCTGTGTAATTTATACATATTATGTATATGTAATTAGTTTATAAATTTATAACTTATTAGTTAATATAATACAATATATGACTGGTGGTTTACTGCAATTAGTTGCAAAAGGAAGTAATGATGTTTTTTTAACAAGAGAACCACAAGTAACTATGTTTAAAATAATATATAGGAGACATACTAATTTTTCTCGAGCAGAATATGATATACAGTTTCGAAATGCTATTGATTTTGGTAAAGAGGCGACAATTAAAATAAAAAGATTAGGGGATTTGTTACATAAATTATATTTAGTTATATATCTTCCTGATATTAATATAGTATATAGATTTTTAACTGTGGGAGAGGTTAAAGAGTTATTAAAGAATAATGGGATAATATGGGAAACTAATAGACCAAATAATACTATATTTGGGGAAGATGAGTATATAGAGGTAATTGAATTAATTGATGAAGAGATAGTTGAATTGAACAGAGAGATTAGTGCTATAGATGGAATGTTGGATATACTTGACGGACCTTTATCTCCTGAACAATGGATAGCTAGAACTGGTAATAGTGAAACTGATGTTAGTAAATATTATGATGATGTATTAGACACTTTATTTCAGTTTGATAGATATAATATAGAATATAAATTCTTTGTTTCACATTTAGCTGATACATTATCAGATCCATTGCCTTTAGCGAATGCTATCACATTGCAAAGGTTATTATTTGATAAATTTGTTGAATTTGGAACAGGTGCATCAGTTCCTGTATTTGACCCTTTATCATTTAATGATGAAAATTTATTTTTTATTTTTAATGTTGATACTGCTAATTATAATGTTACACAAGGAACAACCCAATTATCTAGTAATACAGTATTTCGGACTGGTGTAAATAATGTATATGGAGGTGAACCATATATACATATTGATGCATATAAGATATTTAATGCCACACTTAATACTGATACAGCTATTATTAATTCAAATTTTGATGTGCAAAGAATAAAAGATATAATTATCGATACTATAAGGTTTGATTTACAAAAAAATATACTACTATTGAATAATGTATATAATTCCTTAATAGATGACTCTAAATTTATGTTTTATAGATTATTTACTGTTAATGGGTCAACTTTCAATACAGGTCTTAGGTGGACAAATATATCTCTATTAGGAAGTAATAATCCTAACTTGAATGATAATTTTAGTAATGATTTTACTATTGATCAATTGCCTAATGAACCAGATAATTTATATCATCCCATGAGTGATCTTGTTCAAGGATATGTCAATAATTTTCATATTGATAATAGGGCAACATATAGAGATAATAAATTTGTAAATTATTTTAATACATTGGAATTGTGGGCAAGGACTGATATAGGTGATGCTGATATATGTATTGAGGCTATTACTGGGGATCCCAATGGTACTATACCAAATAGATTCTTCAATATATATTTTCTTAATTATATTCCTATTATATCTGCACAGGATATACCAGAGGCTATGAATAAGGTTCTAATTGATGAAAAGCAAAAAGCTGTTGATAACGGGGATAATGATAGAGCAAATGATATTCAGAATATAATTGATAATCTTATGCCTATATTAAGATCACAAAGAAATGGTATTATATCTCAACTATTACCTAAGATATGTATAGATGATGATTTTGTATCTATTGATGCGATGAATAGTTTTCGTAATATAGTTGGACCTAATGGTGATGTATTGATGACTAGTATTATTAGGCAGAATGCATTTCTTGAAATAAATGGAATTAATTATATACTTCCTCAGTATGTTATACGTAGATATCAGAGAGTCTTGAATAATTTTGGGCTATTAGGTTATGATAGTTATATAGGTGATATTAAACCTATATTAGAGATTGTTTTAGGTTATTTTAATATGCCAGAAGATGAACTTCCAACTTTTACAACATATTCTAACTTTGATTATAATATGAGAAGTGATATTAGAATAAATACAAAATCATTATTTTTTTCTGATGCAGCATCATCTTTATGGAACTTAATTATGGGCAATGTTGTTGAAAATTATAATACATTATATGATAATAATTTGTTGAATAGGACTATATATGAAGATGAATTAGGAGCCGAATTATTAATGTATCTTGAAGATATTACAGAAACATATTTTAATGTTGATTTGGATAATCCAACTCAGATAGAGTATTATTTTGAATCAACATTGAATAATTTTCAAGCAAATATACCTAATATTAATAATTATTTGGCAAATAAGTTGACAGTATTTTTACAACAATTGGACCATTATGACCTTAATTTTGGTTTATTGACTATGAAAAATCTGGTAGTACCTAAACCTGAATTTTATTTTGCACAATTTTTAAGAGAATTACATTTTATAAGGGATAGGATAGAGTTGCAAAATGATATTTATTTTCATATTAACCATGATACATCTATAGATCCTGTTATATTGATAACTAATGGATTTGAAGATCCAAATTCACCTAATTATGATCCTACAGACCCACATGATAATGCTATGGATGTAATATTGTCTGTTAAGCAGATATTTTTGCAGTTTATAAGTGTATCTCCTAATCCTTTCACATTAAGTGCTGATCCTAATAAATTTAGATTATGGAATAGTTTATGGCTTCCTGATAAAAAATTTGTAACAGATGAGGAGATTGCTAAATATGACGAATTATTTGGATTTATAACAGCAGAATCATTATATAATATATTGACTACTATAGATACTAAATATAATGGTTTTGCTGATGAAGATGATGTTTATTCTTATATGATTGATGTTGTTATTAATTCATCATTTTTTAAGGATTTTCCTTCACTTATTGGTGATTCTGTTTCTGAAACTAATCAAAATATGATTAATTATCTAAATACACAAAAGTCAGATAGGGAGACACAGATAGAAGAATTAGAGGCACTTATTATAGTCCTTGAGAATAGTTTACAAGGAGGGCAAAATGCTAATTTTGCATGGATTAGAGAGATAGGGTATTATCTTATTGACTTTATAAAATTATATGTGGGGGATCAGTTAATAGATGTATGGTATGGTGAAATGTTGCATGTGTATCATCAACTTGTTCAAGTCAAGGAAAAAGAAAGGGGGCATGATATGTTAATAGGTAATGTTCCTGAATTGTATGATTTTAACACAGAAAGGAAGAGAAGGTGCAAACTTATGATACCACTACAATTTACATTTTGCAGGAAAATCGCTGCATCATTGCCACTTGTTGCCTTACAACATACTGAAGTTAAATTAAAAGTAAAATTAAGGAAATTTAATGATGTTTGCTACTATGATCCTTTTACTCGGTTTGTTAAAATGACAAAGTTACAGTCTCATATGTTATGTGAATACATATATATTGAGAATGATGAAAGGGAATCTATAGTTACAACAACCAATGAATATTTAATGGATAAGTTACAGTATAATGGTGATATAGAGGTAAAATATGATAGTCTGGATGATGATATGATATATAGTACTAGGATATATTTCAAATCTCCTACTATAGAGATATTCTGGATGGCTCAGCTTAGAGACTTTATAAATGGTTCTATGGAGAATCAAGAGAGAAAGTATCATAATTACGGGTCTAATTTTGCTACTGGTGATGGTGATTTGATAAAAAGCTTACGGATAAGGTTTAATGACAGGACCAGAGAGCAGTATAAGGATGCCAGATATTATAATGATATAGTACCTTATGAAAGGCATAGTTCTAACCCTGGAATAGGTATCTATAATTATTGCTTCTCATTAGTCCCTGAAAACTATACACAGCCATCTGGAGCGGCCAATTTAAGTAAATTGGACTATATTACATTTGATATTGTATTTAGTGATGATGCTATCCAAGAGCTTAAAAATGGCAAAAGTATACGATTACCTATATATTGCCTATCATATTCAGTATTAAGGGTAATTAGTGGTATGGCTGGAGTGGCATATCAATATTAAAAAAAATTGAAAATATGAGACTTAAATAGGCCCTTTATTTTTGGTATGTATTATAAAAAAATCTTGTAAAAGTAAATAAGATGTTTACAGCAATTTGCAATTATATTACAGGTAATAATACCAATGAAGAAAAAATTAACACCAGTAATGATAATGGAAAATATATAGAACCATTTGAGATTGATGAAAATGGTAATATAATCACTAAAACAGAACTTCTCAAACAATTTAAAAAGGCACAACATATGCTACAAGTTCCAGAAAAAATAAACCCCGACCTTAAACTTTCAATATCCCCTTTATCTGATAAAGAAAAAAAAGGAATAACTATAAAAAAAGTTAAAGAAGACATAGAAGAAGCAAAAAATCTTGATAAAGATGTCGACGAAATTTCAAAATTTATCAATGAAGATATTGATCTACAAAAGTTGTACCAAGAAATGTTAGAAAAGGTTTCTAGATCACCTGATGTCTATAATAATAACTTGACATTCACAGTAGTTCCAGAGTATGTAAATCCTGTTGTTGATTTTGTAAAAGGTGTTATTGTTGATAATGATGATGATGTTGATGATGTTGATGATGATGTTGATAATGATGATGATGATGTTGATATTGATGATGTTGATGATGATGTTGATAATGATGATGATGTTGATGACGGTAATGATGATGGTGATAGTAATGATGATGATGATGTTGATAATTTTCTTATAAAAGTAGTTATGGATCGAAGATATAAAATTTATAGTAACGATGATAGTAATAGTGATGACGATTGGTTGGATAATGATTCAATCTTGGAAAGAATTAATTACAACAAAGGGCAAGCCCCACCATGTATTAACGAAAATCAACTTACTACCAAAATTAATAATGTTTTAGAACATAATCTTATAAACGGAAATTATGTAGATCCAACAACTTCACTTAATAATGCAGGTAAATTTGATGATAATGCAGTTTCTTTGTCATATTGGGAAAGAAACTATTGTGATTTCAATGCAAAAAATAATTGTTAAATTTCTGTTCTATTTCATAATTATCTATTTTCTATTTACTTTTCTATTTTCTATTTTCTATTTACTTTTCTACTTAACTTTTATAATTTCATATATGTGCTGATTGGCATGTATTTCTTTTCTTTATTTATGTTTATTTTATATTATAATTATATCATTATAGTATAATATATGAGTGGAGGGTTAATCCAGATAGTTGCATATGGTATATCTGACATATTTTTGACAAAGAATCCACAGATAACATTTTTTAAATTGGTTTACAGGAGACACACTAATTTTTCAACAGAGGTAATACCACAACCATTTATTGACAAGCCAGATTTTGGCAAAAGGGTTAGTTGTGTATTATCGAGGAGTGGTGATTTAATTTCAAAAATATATATGGTTGCTGTATTGCCCAAAATACCAAAATTTAAAAATGAAAATAATGAGATAGACCAGATAACAAAATTTGCATGGGTGAGGAGGATAGGATATGCATTAATAAAGAATGTAGAGATAGAGATAGGATCAGAATTAATAGATAGGCAATATGGTGATTGGATGAATATATGGCATGATTTAACTATCCCATGTAGCAAAAATTTGGATACTATATTAGGTGATGTAAAGGAATTAACAGAATTTACAAATGGGAAAAAGTCATATAAATTATTTATTCCATTAAGATTTTGGTTTAATAGGTTTCCGGGATTAGCTTTGCCAGTAATAAGTCTTGATTATAATCATATAAAAATAAATGTTGAATTAAATGACCTTAATAACTGCCATATCATAACACCAACACATTATATAAATGTAGATAATGATTTTGTTAACTTTGAACCTTTTGAGTTTATAGAGCAAAATGTTGATGGGGAAGTATCATTAGGTAGATTTATTTATTTTGACATAGTTGATAGGAGGTTATATTTATGGAGATTATCGGATAAGGGATTTTTATCATTAACAGAAACTAATCCTGATAATATTCAGACAGAAGATCAGCAGGATGATATATTATATCCAAGAGATCCTAATTCTGGTAATATATTAAGGGATGAAAATAATAATATAGTTAATTCAAAATATTTAATAAGAGGACTTTCAACTGGATTTTCTGCGATGCCAAGGATAAACTCAGTTGAGAGGAGTCATAGAAACAGAAGTTTAAGGACTAGTAATCTTATCATACGAGATGCATTCTTGTTGGTAGAATATATATATTTAGATAATGATGAAAGAGTTAAATTTTATCAATCTAGTCATGAATATCTAATAGAGCAAATATTGTATAATGGAGAAAAGACGGTAGATGGGATTAATCAGTCATTTAAAATGGGATTTACTCAACCATGTAAAGAGTTATACTGGGTTACACAGTTATCATTGGCACAAAATGCAAGAGTAAATGATATATTTAATTATACAGACTCTTTGGTAAGGGATAAGGATAATAAATTATTGGGAAAAAATATTATTGAACAGGAGACTATATTATTTAATGGCCAAGAAAGACTCAGTCTTAGGGATTCTGATTATTTTAACCATATACAACCATATCAACATCATTCACATAATCCACCTGAAGGGGTTAACATATACTCTTTTTCCTTACATCCTGAAAAGCATCAGCCATCATGTGCTGCTAATTTAAGTAAGATAGATAATGTAAAATTAAGGATTATAGTTAATACAGATATTAATTTTAATAATACTGCAAAATTGAGGATATATTGTAGTGTATATAACATATTAAGGATAGTTAATGGTGTAAGTGGGCTTGTATTTAGTAATGATAGGATAAATTAAATAGGTTGGTCATAACCACATCTATTTAATAGATATTAATAAAATATTGTTTTTTTTGTTAAAATTAGATTTCAATAGGTCTGAACATTGGATCAGAATATTGGTTATTGTTGTTATTATCTGATGCATTTAATTTAGCAATTTGAGCATAGATATCAGTAATAACTTGATATATATTAAGATGTTTTTGTTGTAAATGTTTATAATTTGCTACGATATTTTCAAGTTTATCAATATTTACAGATTCTCTGTTGTTATCGTTAAGATATACTTGATTTGCTTTTTGTAAAATTTGGATATATTTCAATAATTTTTCTTCATATGTTTTTAATTTACTGATCCAATCAGTGATTTTTCTTTTACTATCATTATCAAGAGATTTATTTTTTGCTCTAAGTGATGCTATTTGACCATTAATAATATTTTCAACTAATTTAGCACCATTAAATCTGTTTAATCCTTGAGCTGGAGCTCTGATGACATATCTATTACCACCTTCTTGTGTAATACTTCCGATTGATCCATTTGTAAATGGCATAATACTTCCATCACGAAAGTTATTTTCTCCACCACCAACCATTCCAAATACAGTTCCAAAATTTTTATAAGATCCGAATTGATTAGATGTATATAATGCATTAAATGGCATATTTCTTGATAAGATTGTTGCATCATATGCTGAATTATTGGTATCTGGTTTAACATATTTTTTAAGTTTTAATTTGTCTAAATCATCTGAACCTACGTTATTTGCACCAGCTGGTGCATAATTTTTGCCTACATTTTGTATGGTATTGCCAATATTATGATAATTAACATAAGCTACTAAATGCTTGAAAAAGTCAAGGATATTATTATCTCTTAAGTGCTTAATTTGATTAGCTGTTAATTTATTTTTTGCAAATTTGTTTAACCAAGTTGTTACATTCATAACTTTACCGTTTTGGTTACCTACTTGAAATCCAAATAATTCTAAAAATTGCATAGCATTTACAGGATGAAGTTTTTCTATTTTACCGACTGCGTTAGCATTTTTAATTTTTTCAAAACATTGTGATACATCTCCATTAATTAAACATTGTTCAATAGCATCTCTACATTCTGATCCAGTACCAAATTTAAGATTTGTACCGAAACATTCTTTTTCCCCGATAGGAGAATAAGTGCCCATGCGTTTGTAATCCCATTCTTGAAAATCATTATTTTGGCCAACAGTTTTTCCATATTTTCCATTTTGTACAACAAATTGATTAGCACCATCATATAAATTATCAATGTTTGGTTGAGCAAAAGGATCATCAGCAACATCAGCATTAGCAACATCTCTTAATGTCATATCATCTAATAAACCTGCTTGATTTTGAGTAATTTTATGGTACATTTTACTTAAATTAAAATCAAGTGTTACATTTTGATATTGGATATTATTAGTGGTATATGCATTATAATATTTATCTCCAAAATAAATATTATTACCAATTGCATTTAAGATAGCCATAAAACTGCTATTATCAACTGTTCCATCTTCTTTTATATAGTTTGAAATTATATCTGTTGGATATTTTGTTTTTAAACTTTTCATTGAAATTTTAAATGATGCACTATTTTTATTTTTTCTGTGATATACACCTATATTTTTTGCAATATTTTCTAATTGAAATTTATTGTTTTGAAGATCTGTAATAATTGTAGCATCTTTTGGTGGATAAGTTGCAATTTTAAACAAAATTAAACCTTGACTACGACGTTCGTCATTGTCACCAAAAAAATCACCTAAATGGTCTGTTTTTCCTTTAACAAAAGATGAAGACATTTTCTATATATATTATTTAATAGAAAAAAAATAACACAATATTAAATATAAATATTACATCCTAAAAATCCTATATATTTTTTCTAAAATAACATTATAAAATGTTCAACATACGATTAGGCAATATTAATCTTACACCTATTATAATTATTACTATATTGATTATATTTCTTGTATTCCTATATATATTATTTAATCATAATACATCAACTTCTAACACAGGCACAGAAATTGATACATTTGATAATGCAAAGTCAGACACAAAAGACATTCCACACGAAATAGTCCTATATTATGCTATGTGGTGCGGATATTCTAAAATGTTCCTTCCTGAATGGGAAAAATTTGTTGCATATGCTGGGAAAAATATAAAAAATGTTAAAGTAACATCCATCAGGTGTGAAGGAGGTGATGAGGTAACATGCAAACAAAAAGGCGTAGATGGTTACCCTATGGTCATATTATACTTAAATGATGGTTCTGAAATACCATTCCAAGTTAACAGTGCAGACGAACGCACATCCGATAATCTAGTAAAATTTGTTAATAATCACATATAATCCCTATGGCCACACATATTCTTGTCTGATTATTCAATGGAATTTTATAAATAATTATTTATAAATAATTATTCAATAAAATTTGTAAATAATTATTCAATAAAATTTGTACAACTTTTTTCCTATATTAACGAGTTCCTCTTTAAATTCTACATGATCTAATATCTGTTTAGGGACATCTTTAAACCCTTTCATAGCGCCATACCATCCGGCAGCGATACATCCAGTTGTATCAGTATCACCTTTATGCAACATAGAATAAAAGACTAATTTTTCCCAAGATTTTCCGGAATCAATAAGGGCATCATATGCTATAATAACAGAATCATCACCACCGGAGCCAGGAAAATACTCCCCATCCTTAAATCCAAAATTATCATAATAATAATCACTTCTAAAATAAAGGTTTAATGATGCTCTAGTTTTAATAATATTCCCATCTTTATCAAATTTATTAAGTAAATATCTTTGCCATTTTTTAATAAAGTCATGAGAATCTTTACTATATTCCTCATAATCTCGCCCACTATCTTTAATGTAATTATCAATAATTTTATTGTTAATAATATCAATAAGTATGAATGGCCATCTTTCAATACCTATATCCTGTATAGCTAAAGATGTAAACAATGCAGATGTAATACCTCCCATAATACCAACAGCAGAATTATGACTAATCCTAGATGTTTCTATAGCTGTCTGTATTAATTTATCCCTATCTTTTAATTTATTAAATACAAGTCCAATACACAAATTTCTCATCGCGGCACCTGAGCCACCATATTTTCTATTATATGGCATTTTATTCCAAGGGGAACCATTTCGTAGTCTTTTAAAATTTTTAATAGTTATTTTCCCCGGATTTCTTTTTTTCAATCCTTCTTTTTCAAAATTGTCAAGAGATGATATAAATCTTTTGGCAAGTGATTGGCATAGCATATCTATATTATCATAATTATCGAGCATAGCATTAGCTACTTCCATATGTAATATAGTATCATCAGATACTGACCATCCCAATAATGATAAATGATTAATTCCTCCCAAATCAATAAACTCATAAACTTTATCCAAATTTTTAGAAAATTCCCAATCGCCATTTTTATATCCTATACTATCTCCAACAGCATGTAACAACATACAAGCAATATATCTAGTCTCCATATATATACACAAACAACATATTTTATACGTCTAATATTATTATATAAAAATCTACATATAGGTTATTACATAATGAGTACAGTAGATCTATACACAGTACTAAATTTAGAACATAATTGCACAAAGAATGATATTAAAAGGGCATATCGAAAATTGGTAATGTTATATCATCCAGATAGACCGACTGGTGATGAGGAGATGTTTGAATTAGTGCAACATGCATACAATATCTTACACAATCCATCAACAAGAAAAGAATATGATAATATTTTTAAAGTATCAATGCAAGCTGAATCAGATTTTAATGATTTAAAAAGTAGGGCATTAAATTTTATGGAATCACAAAAAGATTATACAAATATAAGTAAAGAAGAAAAAGAACAATTTAAATCCATATATGATAAACAATTTGATTATTTAGATTTAAAGCATGGATACTCAAGAGACCCATATTATAATGATGCTATAAATAAGAAAGAAACTAAAAGAAGAATAAAAGACATAGCTATTAAAAGAGAACAGGAGGATATTGAGTCATCACATGAAAAAATATTTGATGATAATGATCCGCAATTTTTACAAAAATTCAATGAAGCATTTGAATTAGAAAACAAAACACATTTGGAATTGACTCCATATGTAGGTGTACCAAATGCATGGGATTATGATAGTAATGTTACATACGGTAACATTGATAACTATGAAGACATATATACTGATGATATAGGTAATACAAGGGATTTTGGCACTATTAATTTTGAAAATAGTAAAGGAAAAAGATTAAAAAAGGATGATGTGAATAAATTAAGAGGTGCATCATATGTATATGGGCACAACGAGGTATCAGAAGATTATAAAAAAACATTAAAAGAAAAAATGGCAGAACATGAAGATCAGATAGGAAAATATCATAATATAGAAAGGGGAGAGTATAATACAGACCCATCATGTGGTGGGTATGGAATATTTAGTAAAATAGGAATTAATAGTTCAAAAGCCCTTGAGTATGAAGATGAAGATATCAATAAAAAATATCAGAAGATGTTAGAAATTAGGAGGAATCCACACACATAAATTTATCCATAATAGCTTTATATCCTGCATTAATTAATTCTTTTTTAGTATCAACATCAATACCATAATTTAGGATATTTATAGATTCTAAATTAATATCAGTAGTATATTTCTCATAACCTTTTTTAGAATTAATAGTAACCCCCTTCATAAAACATTGATATATAAGTCTAAAATATGATTCTAAATTATTAATACTATCACATTTATCAAATGTTTCAGATATATTTAATCCTAAAACTTTATCTAATTTATCTTTAAATAATTGGATAGGAAAATTGTCTATACATCCCCCATCAATATATATATTATCATCATACATAACAGGAACATAATATCCTGGAATGGATACACTTCTTCTGACAGCATCAGTAAGAGTTATCTGTGGATAATCATTATGATTGATATATATAACATCTCTTGTATTAACACATACAGTAGTAATATACAATGTTATTCCTGTATTTTCATATAATTCACCTAAAGTGATATCTTTACTATATCCCTTTGCGCATATAAGTCTATTTAACATATATACGAGCCGATTTCCATCATCTAATCCATAATTTTCAAATAAATTGGATATATTGACCATTTTAAGTTTATTAAGATTAAATTTTAGCATAAACTCTTCCAATTCATCACCGGAATATCCGAGAGATATTAATGCAGCAAATAAAGCTCCAACACTAGTTCCAGCAATAATTTTAAAATTTTGCAAAACATTAAGTTCTTCAATAGCCTTTATAACACCCACATATGCTATTCCTTTTATTCCTCCTCCACTCAAAACCATAATATTTTTGTTTGTAATATCTATTTTTTGTGCAACTTTGTCAACATAAATAGGTAAATCAAAATCATCTTTTATATTTACAGATACATCACATATAGAAGATAATTCATCGGCAATCGTATCTGATATATTGTTATCGCTGATACTCATAATAAAAATATTGTATAAATTATTAGCATATTATAAACTTAATTATTATATATGGATAAGATAAGTATAGACAATTTATTTCCAAACATAAAATTTAAAAACAGACCATTGGATGTGTATTCTTTGTATAATCCAAAAGAAATTAAAAAAGAGGATGACATATCATATAATATTCAAAATTTAAGGAATGTTCGGGAAGAGAATAAAAGGAAAATTGAGCAGGTATATATGAAGGTTTATGAGGATTGTTTAAAGGATATAATAGAGTTAAATAAAAAGAATAAAACAGATATGATATATGATATACCATTAGTTATATTTGGGAAAGAGTACGATAATATTGACTGTATTAAATATATAAATAAGCGATTAATAAGATTAAATATGGAAACTATAATATTATCTGGGGAGAGAATATACATATCATGGTCTAATATTTGAAACTTTTTGGCTAAATCTGAAGAACATATCTAAGATAAAAATAACAAGTATACCTACAAGTATAATTATAACAATTTCTCTAAATTCATATCCTAATTTTTTGTTAAGTATGCTAAAATTATTTTTTTTCTTTGCTGGAGGTTTTTCTGTATAATATGTGTTAGCATCATTATTTATTTTGTTAGTAATACTATTTCTGCAATAATTACATGATCTTATATGTTTCATAATTTCTGAATCTCTATCAGTAGAGCTGAATAGAGATTCCATATCACTTGCATCATCATTAACATTTAGGGTTTTTAAGAAATTGGTGATATAATATTGATGTGAGTGTTGTGGTTTTTGTATAGTATCAGACATATCAAAAGAGTCAGTATATAAAGTATCATTTTCGAATTCATCCATGGCCTCTTTTTGTATATTTTCTAATGATTTAAGTGATGTACCTTGGTACACATCATGTTTATTTGTTATATCTCCTTGTGTATTAATAAAGGATTGATAATTATCATTGCCAAGATTATAATTATTCATTTGTTCTTTTATGGGATTATCGAAAGCTTCGCTGATAGAGCTGAACATCATATAATTATCTATATATTTAGCATATAGTAAATTATCGTACTTAAAAATTTTTATGTATTATATAATTATATAAATATGCAAATTGATTTAAGTATATTGGATAATGATTATGTTGCTACATTCTTGGCATTATTTGTAGCATTATATGGGATAGCCTTATCACGTGTTAAATTGCCTGATTTTATTAGAAATTTATTTAATAATAATATATTCAGAGTATTATTTTTATCATTATTAATGATACATAATTTCGATAGATCTCCGCATGTTGCAGTAATTGTTGCATTATTATTTGTGTTAACTATGCAATATATAGATGATAAAGAAACAGAAGAAACATTTGCATATGTTGGTAATGTAATGAACAGATAAAAATATGTCTATTAAGATATTATGGAGAGATATTTTAATAGATCGGATTATAGAGAGAACAGAAAGACACGATATGTGTTTTATTGGTTATTTTGGATAGTTATCGTGTCAATATTTGTGATGTTATTTCAGATAATATATAATTATGATGCAAAGGGAGGTAGATGTAAAATTTTTCGAGATGCGAGTGATTATAAATATTTCGATTCGATAGTTGATCTAGCGTCAAATTATCCAAAACCCTTTATGAATCTTGCGTGAATAATATAAAAAATACTTTCTACCCATCAGTTATTAAATGGAGGATAGTGGAAAAAAACAGTCAAATTTAGTAGGTAATAACATAAATATTAATGATTTGTGTAAAATTGATGATATTGAAGTAAAATTAGATACTATTGAATTAGACAGAAAAAATTTAAACGTTACAGATACCAATATTCACTGTGAGATGTTTGCAAATCCTGAAAAATTAATAGATATTGATAATAAAGTATTATATCCTAATTTTGGAAATAATACTAATAATATTGATAATAAAGATAATTATGTAGATACTGTAGATGGTGTTATTCCCAATATAAATAGTTATAATGTAGGTAATACTAGTTATCATGATAATAATAATAATGATAATAATTATAATGATACTGATAATGATTACACAAAAACATATGATAATAATTCAGACTCTGATAAGGAATCTGAAGAGGATATTAAATTAAAAAAATTAAACATGTTACGTAAGTTAGGAGAATTAGGACAACATGGTGTGCAATTATCACAAAGATACAATATGAATTCTGATTTAAAGGCGATGGAATATGAATATGAACTTCATAGGAGTATACGGGACAAACATAATGGTATACGTTGGTTAAATAATTGTATGATAAATTTATGTTATGGATTAGAACTTGGTAACAAGTTTTACAATCCGTTTGATTTTAAATTAGATGGATGGGCAAATCAAATGCATAAAGATCAAGATGATTTTTATGATGTATTTAGTGAACTACATGAAAAATATATGAGTGGAAAAAGTAGATTAGCTCCAGAATTATTATTAATATTTATGATAGGTGGAAGTATGTTTAAGCATCATTTTTCCCAAGTTGGGCCTGGAATGATATTAAATCAGATGGGTAATTTAAATAATTTTGATCCTTCAGCCCTTGATAAAGTAAGGCAGAATAGTTCATTTAATAATAGATTGAATGAGGAACATATAAATGCTACAAGAGATGCTCAAGATTTAGAAATGTTAAGAAAAAGACAAAATGAATTTGATAATATGTCACATAGATCAGAAAGGTCTATATTTTTACAACAGGAGATAGAAAGGAAAAAAAGAGAAATTGATGATTATGAGAGAGAATTACAACTTAGATCAGATACAAAATCAATGTATAGTGGACAACAACCAACAATGAAAAGGCCAACATTTAATAGAGAAACTCGTCAAGCAAATAATATAAATATGTCTGATGCTATCAGACAGCAAAATATTATGCAACAGCAAAAAAATATGCAACAAAGAGAATTTAATAGAGTAAATATTAATTTAAATCCAGAATTAGATAAATTAATAGAAAGTAAAGTAAGTAAGGATACATATAGTTTAAGTGATAATTCAACACAAAATGTTGATATAATTGACATATTTGATAACAAAAGTACTAAAAGTGGTAGAAGTGGCAAAAAAAGAAAAAGACGGATTAAAGTAAGTACAGATTTTTAAACATTTTGTGCAGGTGAACTGACTCCATTAAAAGGACTAAATGGTTGGGAATCGGTAAAATTACTCATATCGCTATAAAATTCAGGAGTTAATGTAGTAAGATATTCTTCCTTATACATTTCAGAATCTTTATTTGAAACAGATATTCTTGATTTATCAATATCTGCTTCTATTAATATATTATCACTACTGGCACTATCATTATTGCCATTATTTTCACATTTTTCACATTTGTCTGATAATGATGAAGTTGGGGTTAATACTAATTGGGTTTTAGATAATTCATTTGCAGATATATCTTGCTCATCAGATATAGTAATAGTATCTGTAATGACAGGGGATTGTTGTGGTATAATATTTTTAACATTTTGAACTTGTTGATCAGTTGATATATTATTTGGGCTGTATTGCACCATATTTGGGTTAGAATCCCAAACACTATTTGGATAGGCACTCCAGTCTAAATCTGTACTTGTATTCACATTTGTATTCGCATTTGCCTGTAAAACAGCCGTAACATTTTTAACTTGTTGATCAGTAGTAATAGTGTTAGTATCGAAAATATCATTTGTCATAGTATCTTGATCATTATTTTGATCAACATAATTAGCTAATTGGCGGATATTATTATCCACTACAACTGTATCAATTTCATTATCATATATTTTTGTTGGAATTCCTGATTTATCTACTTCATCAACAATAACTGCATTATCTGGTATAGCACCTCCTTTAATATATGGATATAACTCATCTGTTATCATTTTTTCAATATGACTATATGAAAATCTATCTTTTCCTCCACCTGTTAAACTATTAATAAAACTAATACTGTCATGTTTTTCCTTGGCAACATTACTACATTTTACAGCTTCATCAGAACATATTTTACAACTATCAGTATGAATAGATCCCTTTGTAGCACAAACATTACATATTTCAGATATATTATTACAGTTGTCTTGTATAGGTGTATCATCTGTAACATATTGTGCTTGAACTATATCATCTGACTGTATAGTATCAACTTGTTGTGGTTGTTGGACTACTTCTACTGGTTGTTGGACTACTAGTTGTTGATCTACTACTGGTTGTTGGACTACTTGTTGTGGTTGTTGGACTACTACTTGTTGTGGTTGTTGGACTACTTCTACTGGTTGTTGGACTACTTGTTGTGGTTGTTGGACTACTTCTACTGGTTGTTGGACTACTT